TTATTTTTTTGTGTCTTCCTTCAGGAATCGCTTCCGGATCTCCTGCTTCAGGTAGTCCCGAACCTGCTCCGGCATTTCTAAATACATTTCTACAAGATTCCTGTCCAGATCATCCAGATCATACTGCACGCACAGTTCATCAAGAACAGTCTGCGGCAGATCGTCGAACATTTCCCCTTCGCCATTCATTAAAAAATCATAATTTACATTAAATTCGCGACAGATTGAAAGCACCATCTGATCGGTGACATTATTAACACCGTTTTCGATGCGGCTGACGGTCTGCTTTTTTACGCCAACTTTTTCGCCGAACTTGTCAAGTGTAAGGCCTAAAGCCTTGCGTACTTCTTTCACACGTTCGCCTTGCGTCATGTCATTCACCTTCTTTCTGATTACACAATACCACGTTGAAAATAAAAGGTCAATAAAAAAGTTCCGTACAGTGACAAAAGCATATTGACAAAGTTACGTAAAGAGACTATCATGTAAATATACGGAACAGAAAGGAGATGAAAAAGAGTTGAAAGACAAAAAGCGGGGTAGGAGGTGAGAAATAATGAAATGGTTTAAGAAGAAAGAAAAGCAAGAAAGACAAAACAAGCCAAAGAAAGACATTGAATTTCTTGATGTAGCACTTGCTATATTTCTGATCACTTCAGGGATTGGATTACTTGTAATGTGCGGAGGTTTCACCTATGCAACGATAAAAGAAACAAACAGTAATACAGTAATTTCTCAGGATCAGATACACCAAATGCAGCAGACTTGCCTGACGAATCAGCAAACCTGTTTAACAAATCAGCGAACTTGTCTGTTTAACGGACAAATTCGCTGAAGGGCAATCAGAGTTTTTTCTGTAGCATTTCCTGAAGCGTATATGAAATCACATGAATATTTGAGGAAATAGCCTTCTTTTTATTTGATGATTTGCCGCATTTGGCAGTTAACATAGAAGTTGCAGCCCTAAGATTTATGATGTTCTTCTCAGAATAGGTTTTTTCGCTGGAGTGATATGTAACATCAAAAACAACTTCTTCTGGAACTTTTTCGTAAGTAAGTTTGCATATTCTCGATTGTCCCGGTGGAATGGTACATTTTGAAAGATCATCCAAAAAGTTACGGCTAGTATTCTTTGTTTCAAGGCTCTGGGATAAATCTGGACTGTACGAAAAATTTGTTATAGTTGCTGGAGAAGCACCAGAATTTTTAACAACCAGGTAAAAGTGTTGATTTCCATTGCAGTTGATTGTTTGACCATAAATAGAAATATAAGGTCGTGTTGCATTTTCAATCATTTTGTTATTTTGCCTTAGTGTTTTTATGGAAGTTACAATAGAGATTACACACAATAGAAAAGACAGAACACTGAGAGTTATGTTTGCCTTAGTTGCTATGTCCATGAAAATTCTCCTTTCTTATGTACTTGGCTGTTGCAGCAGCCTGTACAACAAGAATAAGAGGAACAGATAGAAAAGTCAACATGATAGCTTTATCCATAAAACATTCTCCTTTCTTAAGTACTCGGCATGGCAGTGCCTGTATAACAAGGATAAGAGGAAAACAAGGTGAAGTCAATAAAGAAAGCGGGGTAGGGAAATGTTGAAACCATTAGCAATCCTGTTGCTGTTCTGGATTGTGATTCTGACACTGGATGAATAGGGAAAGTGAGGTTATAGGATGCCAAAAAGCAATTTTTGTCAGCCAAAAACAGACAAGCATCTTTTGATGAAAGCACTGATTGAAGGGAGATAAAAAGAGTTGAAAGACATAGAAGCAGAAAAGAACAGAGCAACGGATACATGCAAAAAGGCAGAAGCTCTTGCACATGAAATCATTGAAATGTGTATTGGAAAAGGAATCACATTAAAAGAATTTCAGATGTTAAAGAACGTTCTGCCTGATGCGATCAACGATAAAATGAACGAAATGCTTTATAGTACGAAACTATCTTAAATCAGATTGCCCTCCTTCCTTTAGTTCTCAATCCGTGGCCGGGTTGGTAATTAAAGTATAGGATTCGGGCAGGGGAAAAGCAGAAAGGAGATGAAAAGAGATGAAAGACAAAAAGAAAGCCGTTGAAGAGGTGCAGCGGCTTGTGAATACAAATTTCACCGATAAAAATATAAAAATAAAAATCAGTTACGAAAAAGAAGATTCAAAAAAAGCGTGGTAACAGCGACGAGAATAAAAGAAGTGTAAAGAAAGGAGGAATGAACATGGCAGCAGTTGACAGAAGAAAAGAAACTGTAAACCGTAAGGCCGAAGACGCACGTGAGTTCGTTGAACTGCTGGAGCAGATGACAGAAGCAGACAAGGAAAGAATCAAGTACGTTATGATCGGCCTGAAGATGGGCGAAACAGTTCGCACAGGATTGACGGCATAGAACAGGCCCCGGCGGAAATGCCGGGGAGTACATATAAGGAGAACAGGCATGACAACGAAAGATCAGGAGAGAAAAGCGGTCGAGAAGATCAAAAAGATTGTTGAGGAGTTGGGCGAGAACAGTTACGTCGGATTCGCGATGGATGGAGTTCTGGAACTGGCAGAAGACAATATTCGAGAAGATACTGCGTACAGCATGAAAAAAAGTGCAGAGATCGCGTGGGAGAAAGCAACCAAAGAAGAGAAAGAGAACAAAGACCTGAAGAAGACCGTCGAGAAGAGAGAGGCAACCATTTCAGAACTGAACACGGAACTCTGCAATGCGAAAGCGAACGAGATTCCTGAGGAACTGGTTCAGGAGATGTATTGCATGGCCTATGACAAGGAAGCAGGAGCACAGAAAAAGATGGAGCAGGCAGCGGATCAGATGGCAGAAGCCACTATCGCCGGAGAAGATGAACATGGATTCGCAGAGGAATACAAGAAACAGAAAGAGAACCGGAACCGATACAGAAAAGTGATGGAGATACTGGACGAGAGAGAAAGACGGAGGGCCGGAAGAGATAACTGAATATAGTTTCAAATAGCCGAAACAGGGGCGAGGTCCCTGTCTGGACACGACGGCAACGTGTTCACTGATGATGGCAAGCCGAGAGACATCATCAGAGCATAGTGAAAACATGGCGGTGCGTACAGTCTGCCAGAACACTGTATGGATGGATAACAGGTTTTAGCACTTTTTAAGACGAAAAGGCAGACACGGCGAGAACGCTTGCCAGAAAGAAGGTGATACAGATGTTTAATGAACAGCGGCCAGTGCAAATTCTGGAACTGTTCGGAGGAATAGGGAGTCCGCGATGTGCACTCCGCAACCTCGGCATCCCGACAAAGGCGATTGACTATGTGGAGATAGATGAAAAGGCCGTGAGGTCATACAATTCGATGTTTGCAGAGGAATTGCCATACAAGACGCAAAGCGTTGTTGGATGGAATCTAAAGCCTGACATCCTGATTCACGGAAGTCCATGTCAGGACATGAGTATTGCAGGGCATCAAGGGAAAGCAAAGGCGGAGGACGGAAGAATCAACAGAGGCAAAGGAGCAGATCAGGGAAGCGGAACACGGTCGAGCCTGATGTGGGAGACAATACATATCATCGAGCAGATGGGAAAGTGGAAACCAAAATATGTGATATGGGAGAATGTGCGGAACGTAACGAGCCGACACATGATCGCAAACTTCATCCGGTATCAGAAAGAGATGGAGCACATGGGGTACACGAACAACTATGAGGTGCTGGATGCTAGAGAGTTCGGATTGCCGCAGGCCAGAGAAAGAGTGTTCACAATATCTGTTCTCGGAGGAGAGAAGTTTCAGTTCGACGAACTGATTCGGACACCGATGCGGAGCATTGATGAGTTTCTGGAAAAGAATGAAGAAGTGCCGGAAGTGTACGATGTGACACAGCCATCTGTGAGAGAGGTGATCGGAGTGACCGGGAACGTAAGAAGAGCAACGGTCATCGAAGATTATGCATTCACGATCACGACTCGGCAGGACAGAACACCAGCACAGGTGATTGACTGCGGAAATGGAAGATACAGATACCTGACGGAGTTGGAGTGCTGGCGGTTGCAAGGTTACACAGACGAGGACTTCGAGAGAGCAAAGAAAGCACAGCAGAAGAAAGGGAGATACTACACGGCATTATATAAGCAGGCAGGGAACAGCATCGCAGTTCCAATCTTTGAAAGCATCTTCCGAAAAATAATCCTGAATGAAGTCAGAGAAAAGGAGGCGAACGCAATATGGCAGTAAGAACACAACCAGATGCACTGAAGGTCTTTGCAGCAATCGCAATGATCGTCAACAGTCGGGAAGATTCAGCAAAAGTGAAATTGACAAGTGTAACCAGAAAAGTAACCAGAAAGACAGATAGAGAAGAGAAAAGAAGTGCATGAAATGAAAAAGCCTTCGGAATTGCTAGCAGGCTTCCGAAGGCGATTCGTTGACGTTCAGGTCAACACACATCTCGGTATTATTGTACTGCGAACGGCCTGAAAAGTCAATCAAAACAAGTCTACCGAAGCGGTTCGGCGGACTTGTAATGGATAGTAACACTTCGACGATAAAGAGAAGTAACAGAGGTGATTCAGGATGGAGCAGAGCAAGAGACGGAGAAAGAAAAACGTCTATGTAGAGTATGACTATGAAGAGGCATATCAGAAGCAGATTGAGAATCTGGAAGAGGACATCATCAAGAGGATGATGGATGGAAAGAAGATCAAGTATGTGTATGCCACAAAGGAGATCAAAGCAGGGGAGCAGTTGGAAGTCGAGATATATCCAGAGTTCACCAGAAAGAGAGCCGAAGAGATTCCAGAGGAGGGCAGAAGGAAGAAGGACAGACAGGCACAGAGGAACCTGAATGAGAAGAACAGCAGGAAGCAGTGTGAGAGAGTCATCGAAGAGAATTTCGGTGACAGGGATATATGGGCCACGTTCACATATTCGGCAGAGTACACACCTGCGAGCATGAAAGTGGCGAAGAGCCATATGCAGAACTACATCCGCCGCCTGAACTACCAGAGAAAGAAGAGAGGTCTTCCGAACGCTCGGTATGTGTACGTTACGGAGCAGGGAGAGAAAGGCAGATGGCATCATCACATCGTACTCGATGGAGACATGGACATGGACACAGTGGAAAGCCTCTGGACATACGGAAAGAGGAATCAGGTTCGCCGCCTTCAGAAAGACGAAAACGGAATCGTGGGGATGGCGAAATATGTGTCAAAGCCGAAGGGAAAGGGGAAGGACTCCGAAGAAGGAAAGTATCAAAAAATCTGGACTCCATCGAAGAACCTGAAGAAACCGGATAAACACAAGAATCATTACAAGACAAAGCAGAGCCATGTGGACAAGATGGTCAACGGTACGCTTCCGGTGCAGGAGCATCTGAACAAGTGGTACGCATCAGAGGGTTATGAGTACACGGAATCAGAGATCAGGTACAACAAGTGGAACGGCCAGTATTACATATATGCTCGAATGAGAAAACGGCAGGAGGAGAAAGGAGGGAAGAAGAGATGAAGACGAAAGAGTTGATTGAGTACCTTCAGGGATTCGACACAGAATCCGAAGTGCTGGTCATTGCAGCGAATCCGAAAGAGCACAAGAAGTATGACGGAAAGATGTTCGGAATCACGGACGGAGGACAGCCGATCTTCTGCGTTGAGGTCAGCAACGAGTCCAATCTGGACAAGGAAGAGATTGCGGCAGCAGCACAGGATAAAAGAGAGGCAGAACAGAAATGAATTTGAGATACGCAAAGCGAAGCGAGGACACGGAGCAAATTAACGTGGCATCATGGGCGGCTTGGAACGAGAGACAGTACCCGGAACTGAAATGGCTGCATCATATACCAAACGGAGGCAGCAGAAACAAGGCAGAGGCGGTCAAACTGAAGCAGATGGGAGTGAAGTCAGGTGTCTCTGATCTCTGCCTGCCGTACCCGAAAGGAATTTACTGCGGACTGTACATCGAGATGAAGTTCGGAGACGGAAAGCACCAGAAGTCACAGAAAGAGTTCCTGACCGACATGGAAGCGGTTGGACACTATGTCGCAACCTGCTACACATCAGAGGACGCAGTGAAGGTGCTGCGAGAGTATTGCGAGTTATTATCTCCGCAGTGGATGAAAGAACCGAATAACAGCGTCTGGAAAGAGGGAACAATCTCACCACTGAAGAAAAAGTGAGGACAAGAGCATGGATGAATATGCAGCGGTAGTCAGAAAGTTCTATGAGGTGTACAGACCTATCGGGAGAAGATACAACTTGCGTGTTCACAGTAGATTCTCCATGAACAGACACGGATTCATCAAAATTTATCAGGGAGACGGTCCCGATCGGAAGCAGATCATCAAAGTTAAAGAGGACGATGACATCGCTTGCTATAAAAGAGCGATTGACGAACTGGAAAGCTGGGCGAAGAGCCGGGAAGACGAAAACGCGAGATACAGAACAGCGTGAGGCGGAGTGAATACGCTATCCCGTGCGGAGAATATTTCGTGACGAATGAACACGCAGAAGGCTTGCGAAGAAAATTGAAATTGATAACAGGAGGACACACATCATGAAAATTATTGCAGTTATGACACAGAAGGGCGGAGTCGGAAAGACGATGACAGCATCATCGCTGGCATACATCCTCGGAGTAGAGCACGGAAAGAGAGTGCTCATCGCTGACGCAGATCAGCAGGGGAACATCTCAATGTTGTACGGCAGATTCGAGCCGCAGGGCATCGGAATGTCGGAGTTATTAGAAAAGCACCGGGCGATCGGTGGTACATATAGCACAGAACAGTTGATTGACGAGACACCATACGAAAACATCAGCATCATTCCGACGAACGGATTCCTGATGAGAACGAACATGACACTGCTCCTCTTGGAACAGGACAACCAGATTCTCCGTTTCAAGATGGCGATGGAGGAGATTCAGGACCGATACGATTATTGTATCGTAGACTGCGGACTCCTGATGGATATGACAGTGACGAATGTTCTGGTGGCAGCAGACCTCGTGATTCTTCCGGTGAAGGTCGGAGGGTTCGAGATCGAGGCGATTGTGAACATGGAGGAGCAGTTGGAAGACCTGCGAGGATTCAATCCAGACATCAGGATGAAGCTGCTCATGACGATGCGTCAGAAGAACATGACAAGTCTTCAGGTTGAGGAGTGGTTGAAAGCGTCATCCGGTCAGGATTGCTTCCAGACGGCAATCAGACGCTCAATCGTGGCAGAGAAGGCAACAATGGAGCACGTACCCCTGCCGAAGTTCTCAAAGAGCGGAATCGTCGCAAAGGATTACAGAGAAGTGGCAGAAGAGTTGCTGAAGGACATGGAGGGATAAAGGATGATGTTCGAATCAAGAAACAGCAGGAAGGAGGCAGACGGCATGGAAAGCACGGCAACAATTAGAGGCACGGCAACAATTAGCCTGAAGACGCTGGATGAGTTAAGAGCGAAGGCGAAAGAGGCAGAGCAGGAGAAAAAACGGAGCGAGAAGTTCACAAAGAAACTGATGGACTGCTATGGATTCGATGCAGAGGAGTATGACAAGGCACTGAAGGAGATAGATAACAACAGGGACCTGACAGACAAGCAGTGCTCAAAACTGGTCAGAGAAGCAATGACGAAGCACCTGAAGATCGTGATTGACCCGGAGAAACTGAAAGAACTGATTCAGGAATACATCGACGAGGAAGCATCGGACGAGCATCTGGACATTGCGAAAGCAAGTATGAAGGAACTGAGACAGATTCAGGTGGTACTGAAAGAATAGTTATCCCAGCAGAAAATGTGGATATTGTGGATAAGTCATCAGATACAGAGACAAAGGAGGATAAGTAATGGCAGCGGGATGGAGCGTCATGGACGCAATCAACCGGAACAGCAAAGCAGCAGCGGAAGAAAGACCGAAGGCACGGTTCAGAACCAGAGACATCAGCGTGAAAAAGATGTACAGCAATGACATGAACTTTTATTCCAGACAGGATATCGAGGAGTTGTCGAACCTCATTCTCGCCGTGGGACTGATTGAGAATATGGCAGTTACATATGACCCTTGCGAGAAAGGAGAGTACAGAATCATCTCTGGTGAAATGAGATGGAGAGCATTGAACCTTCTGTTCGAAAAAGGGTATTCAGAGTTCGAGGTGGCAACGTGTCAGATTCTGACACCTGCCGAAGAACACGAGGAGATGGTGCAGATCATCGTTGCGAACTCATACAGGACGAAGAACATCAAAGATCAGCTTGAAGAAGCACAGAAGCTGAAAGAGTCCTTGCAGTACATGAAAGAACACGGACTGACACTTCAGGGGATGAAACTGGACGGAAAGAAGATCAGAGATGTTGTGGCAAACATCATGAAACTGTCAGGAACGAAGGTGGCACAGATTGACGGAATCAACAGAAATTTATTGCCGGAGTTCGTGGAGCAGTTAAAAGAAGGCAAGCTGACGTTCTCTGCTGCATACGAACTCTCTGGAATGTCAAAAGAAGATCAGGAGGAGATGCTGAAGGCACATGAAGAGGGCGAGGCCCCGACATGGAAAGAGGTCAGAGAAGCGAAGCGGACAGAACCGGAAGAGGTGTCAGAGTCTGACACGTTACCGGGACAGATGGAATATCCGAAGGACTATGAGGAGTCAGAGGGCGAAGAAGAGTCCGATCAGGGAGAAGAACCGGAGCACGAGGAAGAGTGGGAGCAGGCACATCCAGAGAGCATCACATCGTTATGCTACTCCTGCCAGAGATACGCAGATTGCAACGTGAAGACAGGAACCTGCACCAGCTGCGACCAGTACGTCAACAAGGCAGAGGCGGAGAAAACAGACGAGCAGAGGTATGATGAGGAACAGGCAGCAATCGACAGAGAGACAAAGAAAAAGCTGCAAGAGCGAGAGCAGGAAGAGAAGATGAGCAATCTTCCGTCTGACAGCAAGGAGGAAAAGGAGTACATCAGGCTCTCCACGGACACATTCGGGGAAGTGATCGCCGGAAGAAGACCATACCTGATTCTGAAAAACGACAAGATCAGAATCGGAATGATCGTGAGTGTGCTTGAATTTATGCAGGGCAGAGCAACCGGAAGAGAACTGGCACTGGAAATCGTCTGCATGGACGATGCAGGAACATCATCAGCACTGGAAGACGGATATTGTGTCGTAGGCATCCGGCAGCAGGAGGTTCTGAAAGAGGCAGGAGCAGATGCAGCAGAGTATGCAGATCAGCCTGCTATGCAGTACGGAGCATAAGGAGGAGAACATGATTTTTGTAAATTCACCATTCACGATTCTGGATGAGGCTTTTCGGAGTCTCTATCCAGACAAGAAATATAAAGCCTGCATTGAACCGAGCATAAAAGACGATGAAGGAAACCGAGTGTTCGGGTTCACACAGTTCAGCAAAGGAGAGACACCAGTCATTGCAATCAGTGCAGAATTGAGCATCATGGATGCGACGGAGATATTCGCACATGAACTGGCTCATGTAGCAGCAGGCGAGGGAGTAGGTCACGGAGAAAGATGGGACGAGGAGTTCCAGAAGATATTCGACGAGTACAACCGGATAGGCAGGGAACGGTTCGGAGAAGACGGAAAAGAGATTGAAACATAGGGAGGAAGGAAGAAAAAATGAAACTGAACAAGATCACGGAATGGATCAAGAAGCAGATCACAAGACACAAGAATAACAGCGGACAGATTGACTGGGATCCGGAGCAGCAGGAAGAGGTCAAAAAGAAAATAAAAATTGACTGCACTGTAAGCTCATACAATGCCAGCATAGACGAAATAGCAAAGGCACTGGAGAAGCTGGGAGAAGCAGGGTATACGATAGGCGAGAAGAAAGAACCACCAAAGCAGCCTATGAGTAACAATCGCCGCAAGATGAAAGGAATCCCGATGATCAGACGGCAGCAGCTGAGAAGAGTACAGAGGAATCGGAGAAAAAAAGACGAACGGCTGGCAGCAGCTATCATCACGCTGACAGTGAAGGAACTGAAAGCACGGCACAAGAGAAACAAGAAGGGAGGACACCGGAATGAATAAGGTGATCCTGATGGGACGATTGACCAGAAATCCGGAAGTGAGATACACACAGGGAGAGGAGCCTATGGCAATCGCCAGATTCACACTTGCAGTAGACAGACGAGGCAAGAGGGACGGAGAAGCAAGTGCAGACTTTCCTTCCTGCGTATGCTTCAGACGGACAGCAGAATTCATCGAGAAGTATGCACACCAGGGAACGAAGCTGGTAGTTGTGGGAAAGATTCAGACGGGAAGCTACACAAACCGGGACGGACAGAAAGTATATACGACAGATGTGGTCGTCGAAGAAGCAGAGTTTGCAGAGAGCAAGGCGGCAGCAGGACAGAGAGAAAACAGCAGATCCGAGCAGAAACCAGAGCCACAAGTGGATGCAAATGGATTTATGAACATACCGGACGGTATTGACGAAGAGCTGCCATTTGCATGATGAGCAAGAAGCGGTATTTATGGCTGGCAGTGACCGCGGATGAATACGAACTGCCGCTGGCCGTCGAGGATACGGCAGCGGCATTAGCAAGGCGGCTGGGAGTCAGTGAGGATACCGTCAGGGTGATGGAATACCGCGGAAAAAATGAAAGGTACAGAAGAACGAAAAAAGGACCGATGCCGGGCTTTGGAGTCCGATACAAGGTCCGGAAAGTGGAGGCGGAACAGTGAAGAGATTAACAACCGCATATGAGCGGATTTGGGCAGATGGAAAACTTTGAAGGACTGGAAGACGGAAACTGCATCTTGGGATGCGAATTGTTGTAAAGGAGAGGATGATACGATGTTTATACATTTGAAAGATTTTAAAAGGCTGCTTAAGGAAGCTTATACAGGCGTAGGGTTATGCGTGGCACGAAGAGGGGATGATGTGCTGTTTGGCGGCTCTAGCTGGGTGATTGTTACGGAAAAAGAATCCATGGATAAAAAGCAGCTGGCAGCAGTTATTGAACTGACGGGAGAGCTTCCGGGAAAAGGAGAAGCTTTTAAGGCAACGAAGGAAGAGAACCAGTACGAAATCGGCGAGGTTCACTGGGATATGATAGACAGAACAGAGAACCGAGAGGAAGAGGAGAAATTAACCGTGACGCCGATTGTGTTGGAAAGATACCCAAATGGAAAAGCCATGAGGGTATTACAGGCAGCAGACGGACGGGTAGAAGTGTTAAATGACAGATTCGTAAAAGCAATTGATTCTGCATCGATGAACTTAGATCATGAGCATGAAGTTCAGGGACCGTTCTTTAATCCTAAATTTCCGAAGCAGGTGTACTGGAAAAGCGAAGCAACGACACTGACAGCTATCTTGTACGATCAGGACGAACTGAAAGAAAAAGATATCCTGAAGTATCTGCGGGATATAAAAATAGAAGGGTGAGAAAAAGAATGAACGATAATAAAAACTGTAACACATGCAGATACCATAGTGAGAATGGAACATGCAGATGCACAAGAAGCGAAGAATTCAGTGATGTAACAACAGGAACACATTGTTGTGATTGCTATCAGTTGAAAATGGAATATGACTGGAGAATGTCGGTGCTGGACAGGTTCATGAGAGGAGCGGGAAGATGAAGGAGGAGACAACGATGGAAGACAGATGCGTGATGCACGGAGAAATCATACCGGAGGGAAGAATGGTGTGTCCGGTATGCGAAGAAAGAGTATCGACCAGAAAAGGAGAACAGACAATGAAAGCGAGAACAATAAGAGAAACAGAGTACACATGGGAGCAGATCGAGGAGATCCTGGCAGCAGGTAAGGCAAGAGAAACATTCGGAGAAGATGGACAGATCACAGTCCAGGTCGAAGGAATTGGAACGGCCCTGTTGAATATTCTGGACTACGACAAGGACAAGGCTGCGGATCCAGACATGCGAACAATGACATTGCAGTTTGCATGTCTTCCATTCGATGAAATACCATTCGATGAAAACGGCTGTAACAAATGGGAGAAGTCCAGCATTCGCAGAAACATGAACAGCATCGCCTTCAAGGAGAGATTCGAGGAAGGGTTCAGAAGACTCCTGGTTCCTGTGCTGAAGGAGAACGGAGACAGAGAGGCAACACTGGACACGTTCTTCCTTCTGTCCATGGAAGAAATGAAGGACGAAGAAAAGAAGTACCAGAGATTCAGATCGGAACGCGACTGCGTGAAAGTCAATCCGGAGCAGGAGATAGAGTGGCACTGGACAAGATCTGCGGGCGGAGGCAACACGAACGGTGCGTGGTATGTGTACGCGTCCGGCTACGTCTACGGCTACTACACCGCAGCGAGCAGCTATCGCTTCGCCCCGGCTTGCGTCATCGGAGCGAAAGCAATCAAATAATCAGTGCCCGCCACGCAGGGCACAGGAGATCGAAAGGGGCGGGAAGATGAGCGATGAAAGCAGCAGAAAAAAATGTAAAACGTAAAGCACATTATGATCATCTGGAGCAGAGTGTTGATGCAGCCAGAAGATTCCATGAACCAGCCGCAGTAAAGAGCAAGATGACAAAACTGGCATCAGTCAAAATTATAGAACATTACATAGAACACACCGATGATGAAGACGGTGAAATCCTAGAAATAATAGCAAGGAAATGCATGAGGGGAGGCGATGCCGGTGGAGATAACAAGAGCAAAGCTTGACGGGTATCGGAAACTGGTGCAGGAGATTCCGATACTGGAATGCGAGCTTAGGGAGCTGTGGCTGACAGATAAAGGCATGGGGAACAGTGTGATCATTAACGGAAAGAATGGATCGAAGAAACCGGAAAGTGTCGTGGGTTTTGATCATGAGCGATACAATCGGCGGAAAGAGTCTTTGCAGCGGAAGAAAGAGGAAGCCAGAGCAATCCGTGAATGGATCGAGGCAATAGAGGACGGACAGACAAGATGTGTGTTCCGGATGTTCTACGTGGATGGGATGACCTGGGAGCGGATCGCAAGCAAGACCGGACACAGCAAAAGCCCGGATTATCCGCGGCTGATGATAAGGGATGCATACCTGAAAAAAATGAAGATAAAATAAAAAAAGTTCGTTTTATTCGGATTATTCGTTTTATAATACAATGGAAGCCAAAGGCGGAGTTGCCGCTGCTGAATAATCATATTAATTCCTTTTCATTGTGGTAAGCACTTGCATACAGATGCAGGTGCTTATTCACGTTCGGGGGTGGTGTATATGGAGAAAGAGATGTTGGACTGGATCACGCAGCTGATTCGGGAAAATGATGTACACAGATTCTATGCATCACCGGTCTGGCGAAAGAAACAGGCACAGATACTGCGTGAAAACCACTATGAGTGCGAAAGGTGTAAAAGGAAAGGGCTTGTCGTAAGGGCAAGAACCGTGCACCATAAGAAGTATCTGCGGGAACATCCGGAGCTGGCACTGGAGGATGAGAACCTGGAACCGATCTGTGAACGATGCCATTATGAGGAGCATCATAAGAAACGCAGGTTTATCAATGAGGAGCGATGGTAGAAAGAGCGGTGGCAGGGCATCCCCCCCGGCCGAAAAAAATGAAAAAACTCTGGGGAACCGGTGACCGGGGAGGGGGCTTGTATCCGGAGAAATTTTGAAAAAACTGAAAAAGTTGGGTGGTGAAGGCAAAATGGCAAGGAAAAAGAGCGAGGCGGCACAGAGACGAAAAACGCTGGAAAGCCTGAAAAATGCACTGGTTTCGAATAAGCTGTCTGAAAAATTTTTACAGGATAAGGTAGATGAATATATGTCATTTTACGATGATTTATCGTGGATTAATGAGACACTTATTGCACTGAAATCGTCCGGAAACTGTTCCATAAAGGTATACACGGATGCCACTGCCGAAAAACGCCGAATCTCATCCGAGATGCGTAACATCTTACGCTTCCTGGGATTGAAGCCACAGGATGTGAACCTGACGGGCGGTGAGGACGATGAGGAGCTATAGCCCATACATTGACCCTTATCTGCGTAAGATCAAAAACAATGAGGTTCTGCATTGCCAGGAACAGGAGCTTATGATCGACAATCTTGTAATCCCTGTGCTGGAACGTGAAGATGTCATTATCGATAACGAAAAAATAGAAAAAGGATTATCCCTGCAGAAGTACTTCCCATATCGTCTGATCGAATGGGAGGTTTTTTTGTTTGCCCTGATCGTCGGAGTGTATTTTACAGACGGCGATATCGTTTTCAATGAAATCCGCGTAATGGTAGGACGCGGAAGCGGGAAGAATGGTTTTATTTCTTTCCTGTGCTTTTACTTCCTATCGCCGTATCACGGGATACGCGGTTATAACATTGACTTGATGGCAAATGCCGAGGACCAGGCGAAAACGTCATTCAAAGATGTTTACGAGGTGATCACAGATCCGGTGGAAGCAAAGTATAAAAGCGTCCTGAAGAAGAACTATCATGCAACCAGGGAACTGATTACAGGAAAGGATACAAAGTCAGAACTGCGTTACAACACTTCTTCGAAGCGTGGCAAGGACAGCAAACGTACTGGCTGTATCATTTTCGATGAGAAACACGAGTACACGGATGTGCAGAACATGAACACGCTGAAATCCGGACTTGGAAAAGTCTGGCACGGCCGTATCATCACGATCACAACGGATGGGCACATCAGGGGAGCGGTACTGGATCAGGAGAAGGAACAGAACAGGGCAATCCTGAAAGAATATAATCCACTGAACCGTACACTGGTATTCTGGTGCCGTATCGAGAAAGAAGAGGAATGGAATCAGATTGATAAGCTGGTCAAGGCAATTCCGAGTCTGAATGATTTCCCAAGCCTTCGGACTACGATACAGAAGGAAATCATTGATATGCCGTACAACATGGATTACTACCCGGAGTATATGGCAAAGCGGTGCAACTATCCGATCGGCAATAAAGAAGTGGAAGTTGCCACATGGGAAGACATCAAGGCAGCCACAAGCCAGGAAATACCTGACCTGACAGGAAGGAACTGTGTAGGAGGCGTGGATTACGCCAAGACGAACGACTTTGTGGTCTGCGGCCTGACATTCCATGTGAAGGGCAAAGTGTATTATATCCAGCATACCTTTATCTGCCGGAATTCCCGAGATCTTCCGGGAATCAAGGCACCGCTTCAGGAATGGTGCGAAAAAGGAGACGCTGAGATGGTGGATGATGTGGAGATTTCGCCGCATCTGGTGACCGGATGGTTTGAGAAGATGGGGCAGACGTATAACATCCTGAAGATTGCGATCGATAACTTCCGTTACTCACTGCTCAATTCCGAGTTTAAGAAGATTGGGTTTGATGCGTTTGAACGGAAGAATATCCTGCTGGTACGGCCGAGCCATATCATGCAGGCAGCACCGATCATCAATTCTTTGTTTATCAACCATAACATCGTGTTTGGAGATACGCCGATCATGCGGTGGTATACCAACAACACGAAAAAGCAGATGGACAGCAACGGCAATATCACGTATGGAAAGATCGAGCCGAATTACCGGAAGACAGATGGCTTTATGGCATTTGTCAACACGATCGTGATCTTGGATGAAATACCGGAAGAAATTGACTATAAAGAGATTGACTTTGGCGTATACACCTATTGAGAGGAGGTGGGAAAATGGGGTTCTGGAGCTGGCTGAAAGGTAAAACGCTTGGAGGAAAAAGCGTTGAAGTTTCTATGGAAACGTTTCAGAAATACGTGGATCAGGAGAAGATGGCGAAGCTTGTCATGGAAGAGTTTACGATCCATGCGGCGATCAATCTGATCGCAAACTGTATTTCGAAGTGTGAATTTAAAACCTATTCCGGAGGAAAAGAAAACAGTGGGGAAGAATATTATGCATGGAATTTTGAACCAAATCTGAACCAGAATGCAAGTCAGTTCCTGCAGGAGCTGGTGGCGAAGCTGTTATACAACAACGAATGTCTGGTGATAGAGTCCAAGGGGCAGCTTATGATTGCAGAAGGGTTTGTGAAAGAAGAATATGCATTAAAAGAAACTGTATTCAGCCATGTGTACCGGAAAGGACTGACGTTCGATAGGACATTCCGAATGTCCGAAGTGCTGTATTTCCGCCTGAGCAACAAAAATATCCGAAGCCTTCTGTCAAATCTGTGTGCGGGATATGATGAACTGTTGAATGAAGCGGTGGATAAATACGAAAAAGCAGGCGGAGAGAAAGGAACATTGAAGATCGATGCGATCGCAAGCGGTAAAAAGTATGGAGAACGGAGTTTTGAAGAAGTCTTTGAAGACCTGATGAACAACCGTTTTAAGACATTTTTCAACAGTAGGAGTGCAGTTCTTCCGTTGTTTGATGGGTTTAATTATACAAAACAGGCAGCAGAACAGAGTAAAAAATCTACTTCGGAGGTTAAGGATATCACAGATATTCTTGATGAGATTGTAGAAACGGTAGCACGGGCGTTTTCCATACCGGTGTCCCTGCTGAAAGGCGATGTGTCGGATGTGGAGAAGATCACAAGGAACTTTCTTACATTTTGTATCGATCCGCTGTGCGAGATGATACAGAAAGAGATCAACCGGAAACGGTACGGCAGGAAGGAGATCCAAAAAGGGAACTATCTGAAGATTGACACTACGGCCGTTATGCATATTGATGTCTTTGATATTGCCGAGAAGATTGACAAGCTGATCGCAAGCGGTATGTACTGCGTTGATGAACTACGCCAGAAACTTGGTGATGCAGAACTGGGAACGGAGGAAAGCCAGATGCACTTTATCACGAAAAATTATACGGAATTATCTGGAATTTCAGATGTGAAAGGGGGTGACACAGGGTGAGAAAGAAGACAAAGTACCGTTTTGAACAGATGGCGGGGCAGGGAGTGGTCAAGCTCTATATTTACGATGATGTGACGGATTATGGAAATTTCAACTGGGAAACCTGGGAATATGATGACAGCGAAACCAGTGCCAATTATTTCCGGGAGCAGCTGGCGGCGATTCCGGAAACGTCTACGATTGAGCTTCATGTCAACAGCAATGGCGGAAGTGTGAAAGAAGGGATTGCGATCTACAATCTGCTGAAACAGCACAACGCAGAAAAGGTCTGCTATGTAGATGGCTTTGCATATTCAATCGCAAGCGTTATCTGCATGGCATGTGACAAGATCGTTATGGGGCTTGGCACATCGATGCTGATCCACAATATGGCGATGTCCGTATACGGCGATGCACAGACGCTGCGGAAATGTGCAGATGATCTGGACGTTCTGATGGAATCAAACCGCAAGATCTACATGGAACGAGCCAAGAACCTGACAGAAGAACAGCTGACCGAGATGATGGACAATGAAACATTCCTGACACCGCAGCAGTGCCTGGAATATGGTTTCTGTGATGAGATCGCAGAGTATCAGGCAGACCAGAATAAATTAAACCAGCAGGCAGCAGAAGAAATCCGGCACCTGCGGCAGGAACTGTCGGCGATGAAAAGCTTCCGTGAGGAGATGAAACAGTTTTCGCCGGCGAAAAAGAAAGAGCCATTTCCGGGAAATCCAGAAGGAACACCGGGAACAGAACAGGGCAAAGAACAGAAAGTACTCAAAATGCTGAGTGCTTTTTTTGATGCATTTAACAAGGAGGAATAGGATGAAAAACAAAGATCTGTTGAAAGAAGAAAACAAAGAACTGATGCAGGCACTTTCCCAGGCATTAAAGGAAGATGATGATGATGCGATGGCAGAAGCCTTTGCGGCGTTTGCGGAAGGTGTGCAGGAACGAATCATGGAAGAATACAAAGACCTGCGTCAGAGCAAAGATGCTACGATCCTTGCATCCCGCGGCATCCGACAGCTGACAGGGGAAGAGAAAACATTTTACCAGGCATGGATTGATGCGGCAAAATCTGCAAATCCAAAGCAAGCATTGATCGACATTAACAAAGCAATGCCGGAAACGATCATTGATGAAGTGATCGATGATATGCGTGAATCCCATGAACTGCTGTCAGAGATTGACTTTATCAACTGCCAGGGAGCAGTGAAGATGATCATCAATGCAGACAATATCGACCTCGCAACCTGGGGAGCGTTAAATTCTGCAATCAGCACAGAACTTGCAGGAAAGATTGACCTGCTGAACATGACACTGGCAAAGCTGACCGCATTTATCCCGGTGCCGAAAGATATGTTCGTCCGTGGACTTGGACCGGAGTGGCTGGATAATTATGTGAGGATCATTCTTTCAGAAGCATCTTCAGCTGGTCTGGAAAAAGGCATCTTGAAAGGGACAGGAAAAGACCAGCCGATCGGCATGTGCAAAAACCTGGACGGTGCAGTGACGCAGGGTGTGTACGCAGATAAAGCAAAAGTGTCATTGAAAACGCTGGAACCGAAAGAATATTGTGCAGCGGTAGCACCGCTGGCAAAGAAGCCGGACAGCGTTGGCGGTTACCGTACCGTTCCGGAAGTCATGCTGGTGGTCAATCCGGTAGATTACATCCAGCGTGTGGTTCCGTCTTCTACAGTACGTGCCACAGACGGAACCTATAAGAACAACATCTTCCCATATCCGACCAAAGTAGTACAGTCTGCCGCACTGGATGAAGGGGAAGCCATTATGGGTATTGCCAAAAAGTATTTTATGGGTGTTGCGGCAGGTGATTCCGGCATGATCGAGTATTCTGACGAATACCAGTTCCTGGAAGATAACCGTGTATACATCACAAAACTTTACGGAATGGGCCGTCCGAAAGATAACAATGCATTTCAGTATCTGGATGTATCAAACCTGCAGCCGGCACCGATGAAAGTGGAGATCACAAACACGGTGGACAATCCGGTGAACACAAAGGCGAAAGCGTAATTTATGAAGGTCGAGAAAATGTTGCAGGATACCAGGAATTATCTTGATATCACGTATGAAGACAATGATACCGATATAAAGCTCCTTGGCATTATCAGGCGTGGTGCAGACTATTTGGACAGGGTAGCCGGAACGCCGCAGGATTATGATACAGATTCTGCGGCAAAATCCCTGCTCCTGGATTACTGCAGGTATGCAAGGAATAATGCACTGGAGCTGTTTGAACAGAATTTCAGAGCGGAATTGATCATGCTGAGAATCGGGGTGCAGACAGGTGAGTATGCAGAACGACAAGAGTGATTTCCAGACCTATAATGACGGAATCTGCCATTTTCATGAAATAGATGAAGATGGCAGACCAGAAAAAGAAGTGGAGCGACTCCGTTATCAGGAACGCACGGTCGGTGTCAGGCGGTATTATGAAGCAATGACGGCAAAAATGCAGATTGACCGCCTGATCCGTGTACCATTCCGGGAAGATATCACCACAGGACATTATGCCGTTATAGCAGGGCAGACGTATAAGATCCAGCAGGTGCAGACGATCGCAGATTGCAGACCGAAGTCTATGGATATATCCCTGCAGAAGATCCGGCAGAGAGGAAGATGATATGGCACAGTTTGAGTTACATGGTTTTGATGACCTTATGATGCAGCTTGACCGGCTTGGGAGGACGGATGAGGTCGCACCAAAAATGCTGGAAGAAGCGGTGCCGATCCTTCAGGAGGAAGTTGTCAGCCAAGCAGAAAAGCACAGAGATACCGGTGAGATGGCAGCGTCCATTAAACCAACAAAAGTAACGAAAAGTGCAGATGGTTATCGTGTGGTTGTCCGGCCGACCGGGAAAGCATCCGGAAGAAACGTTCGGAATATGGAAAAGCTGGTGTACCTGGAATATGGTGTCCGGGGAAGACCGGCGACTCCGGTTCTGACAACCGCTGTGTTAAATGCAAGACCGGATGTGATTCGGAAAATGCAGGAAGTATTTACGAGGGAGATGAGCCTGTGAAGTCAGATGAGCTGTTAAAAAGAACCCTGGAGCAGACCGGACTTCCGGCAAAGTACCAGGAATACCGGGGAAGCAAAGAAGTGTACCTGGTGTACAACGAAGAAGATGAACGCAGCATCGCCCATGCAGATGACAGGCCGCAGGCGGTGTCAATCTGGTGGCAGGTTCATCTGTTCGCCCCGGAAGGTTATGATTTCCGGGGTATGAAGAGAAGACTGCGTGCCCTGCTCCTGGAAGCAGGTTTTGCAGTGCGTGACGCAGTGACATTGTTTGAAAAAGAAACAGGAAGTATACACGTGATCTTATCGTGTAATATGACAGAAGACATGGAGGATGAAACATGGCAAAAATTGGATTAAAATATCTGGTAGCAGCAAAACTGAATGAAGACGGAACTACATACGCAAAAGGATTTGGAGTTGCGAAGGCGATCAAAGCGAATATCACTGCAAACAGCAATGATGTAAAGTTATATGCGGATGATGGAGTATCCGAATCCGATAAAAGCTTTAAGGATGGAAATATTTCCCTGAACGTGGATGACCTGACACAGAAAGTATATGCGGATCTGCTTGGTCATGAGTATAAAGCAGCAAACGGCGAGGGAAGCGAGCCGGAGACCGTTGTTGCATCGGCGGATGATATTGCACCGTATCATGGTGTCGGATTCTATGGACGTGTCAGACGGAACAACAAAGACTCATTCCTTGCAAAATGGCTGAAAAAAACACAGTTTTCTGAGCCGAACGATGAAACAGATACCAAAGGAGAGACGGTGACGTTCCAGACACCGACCATTGAAGGAACGGTATTTCAGATGAGTGACGGAAGCTGGAAGGAACAGGCAGAGTTTTCGGACGAAGCCAAAGCGGTAGAATGGCTGAACAAAAAAGCCGGAATCGGGGCATGACATGAGTGATATGAATCCAAAAGGGGAATTACTGGTATTCGGGGGAGAAACAAGGTATCTTCTCCTGAGTATCAATGCGATTGCGGAAATCCAGGATCATTATGATATGACACTGGATGAAGTAGTAGGAATGCTGACAGATAAGCGTGAGGCAGTAAAAGTACTGCGTACGGTAGTCACGATCCTGTTAAATGATGAGGCAGACCGGAAGAAAAGGGAAGGCTATGAACTGAAACATTATACGGAGCAGGAAGTCGGATGGCTGATCACACAGGAAGACATTTCGGAAATATTGCTTGCAGTATTCAGGGCATATGGGCTTTCACTTCCAGAGCCGGATGAATTCGAATCCCCAAACGTGACGAGCGGGCAGACAGGATAAATGTCGCCCGCATTTTATATATCGGATGCAAGTTGCTGAATTTTTCCCAACAGGAAGTGTTTGACATGACGCTCCGCAAGTTCTTCCTGATCTACAACGAATATCTGGAGGCGAACGGTTTAAAGGAGCAGGAACTGACCGTAGACCAGGTTTTCTGAGTGAAAACCTGGTCGGTCTTTCCGATACCGCTTGACTTTTGTATATATGAAACCGTATAATCTATATAAAAGTAAGGCGATATCCGACACAGGAGAAAAGGAAGGGGAATGTAATATGGATCTTGATATTGGAAGACTGGTTCTGGCAGCAGTTATCATTTTTTTGCCGATGTACTTCTTTCAGAAACTGGCAGACTGGAACACGGTAAATCAGAAGATCGACCATCCGGATATGGATGATCAGAAGTTAAAACAGATCGGCACAGAGAACCGGCTGGTTGGCTTTGTGGTGGCAATGATTGTATCCGGGATAGCACTTTTGGTTTCTATGGGATTTATGTTTCTGCTGGTCATGGTCGCTTTGTATATTGTCCTGATCTTCCCATTATTTAGAATTATGAGAAGAAAAAGGAAATAAGAATCAAATATATAGTGTGTAAGTAAAAAGCATCCGAAAATGATCGGATGCTTTTTGCGTGGAGGAAACAAAATGGCAGACGGAAAAACATTTGACATTGGTGCAAGTATCAGGCTTGAAAATGATAAGGAGTTCCGCGATGCAGTGACGGGGATCAATAAGTCCATCCGGACACTGGACTCGGAACTGAAGCTTGTCAGTGCACAGTACGAGGGAAATGCGAACAGCATGGAAGCCCTGAGCAGAAAGCAGGAAGTGCTGAACCGGTTGCTGGATGAGCATAAGAAAAAATCAGAAGCGACAAAGACGGCACTGGAAAATGCGAAAGCTCAGAGGGAACGTCTCGGAGAGACGCTGGAAAAAACACTTCAGCAGTTTGATCAGGAAAGGGAGAAGCTGGAGGAAGTAAAGAAGATTTACGGCGAGACATCAGATGAGGCAAAAAAGCAGGAACGTGTTGTGGCGGAGCTGGAAGCCGGGATCAGCAAAGGCAATGAACAATATGACAAAGCCGGAAACAAAGTCCAGGAATGGCAGACGAAACTGAACACGGCAGAAGCACAGGTGATCAAGGCGACTTCTGCGGTCAACAGGAATGCCACATATCTTCAGGAAGCACAGGAAGCAACGGATCACTGTGCACAGAGTATTGACCGGTTTGGTAATGCCATGCAGCAGGCAGAAGAAGCAACGGACACTTTTGGTGATATGGTCCGGGCGAATTTTACGGTCAAGGTTGCGGAGACAATTCAGGATGTTCTTTCGGAAATCGGTTCCGGAGCATATGAGAGTGCCACGGAACTGAAAAAAGCAGAAAACCAGATCGAAGCCAGTACGAACCTTGCCGGAAAAGCTTTGCAGGATTACAAGGAGACACTGAAAGATGTCTATTCGAACAATTATGGTGACGGACTCGATGATATTGCAGAGACGATGCAGAAGATGGTGCAGAACATCGGGGAACTGAATAAAGCGGATCTTCAGAACGTGACAGAAAGTGCAATCACATTGCGTGATACATTCGACATGGATATGGACGAAAACATCCGTGGTGCTAAGAATCTGATGTATCAGTTCAACCTGACGGCAGTAGAAGCATTTGACATGATCGGCAAGGGAGCAAAAGAAGGCCTGAACTATACGGATGAGTTGGGGGACAATGTTTCGGAGTATGCCGGAAATTTTGCACAGGCAGGATATTCTGCATCGGAATACTTCCAGCTGCTGAAAAACGGCAGTTCAAACGGAGCTTACAACCTGGATAAAGTCAACGATGCGATCAACGAGGTTACGAATCGCCTGGCAGATGGCACGATAGAAGAAGCGTTGTCAAGCTTTGGTACAGAGACACAGAATGCTTTTATTGCATGGCAAAATGGAAGCGGAACGCAAAAACAGATCATTGATTCGATTGTGCAGGATATCCGGAACTGTACCAACGAGCAGGAAGCACTTACCATGGCGGCCACTGCATTTGGTACGATGGGAGAAGATTCAAACCTTAAGTTTGTTCAGTCTTTAACCAGTGTCGGAGATACCTTTGATACGGTCAAAGGGACGATGGAAAGCATCAAAAATGTGAAATATGATGACATTAACAGCCAGATTACGGAGCTTAGCCGGTCGATACAGATGCAGATCGGGGATCAGATCAAGAACCTGCTTCCGTATGCAAAGAGCGGTCTGAAAATGGTTTCTGAGAATCTGGTGCCGATTGAAAGCGGGATTGTGGGACTTGGCACGGCAATCGGAGTATGGAAAATACTACAGAACGAAGCGTTCCGTTCAGCAGCACTTTCTGCAGCAACATATATCAGTTCACTGGAGGGAATGACCGTTGCGACAAAGATACAGACCGTTGCAAACACGGCGTTAAATGCCGTGATGAATGCGAATCCGATGGTGCTTTTTGCGTCAGCGGCAGGCGTGGCGGCAGCTGCACTGGTTGCATTATGGGCAACGTCCGATGACATCAAGACGGAAAGTGAAGAACAGGCTGGAAAAATAAAACAGCTTACACAGGAATATAAGGATCTGAAAAAAGCGAGTGATGAAAGCCGGGAAGCCTTTGAGGAGACAAAGAACAGTGCAGTAACAGAGAGCGAGTCCCTGCAGGTCATGGCAGATAAAGTATATGCCCTGGCAGAAAGCGGAGATGCCGTTGGCAGCAGTAAGACGGAGATCCTGGCTTATATTGACCAGCTGAACGAAGCGATACCAGGTCTGAATCTTGCATTTGATGAGCAGACCGGAAAGTTGAATATGCTCAAAGGTACGCTGGACAGCTACATTGATTCCATGAAGCAGAGTGCGATCAGCGATGCGTATGGGGAACAGATGAACGATGTTGCCGGGCGGATCGCACAGGCAAATCAGAACCTGACTTCTGCGATAACAGAAAAAGCAAAAGCAGAAGAACGGCTGAAACAGATCGAGGAAGAGAGAAATAAACTGCTGACAGATAACGAAGACCTGACCGGTACAGCCGGGGCAAGACTTGGCGAACTTAACACAGAAGAAGCACTCCTCCGTGAAAATATCCGTGAAAGCAATAAAAACATCGACCAGTATAACGGTTATATCAAAGATGCACAGGATGAGCAGGACCAGCTGGGAAAAGAGATGGAGCAGACAGCGAAATCTATGGGACTGTTGACCGATGAAACAGAAGCGAATACGAAAGCATCCAAGGAAAATGTTATAACGGCTCAGGAAGTCACAGCATCGACCAAAACCACAAAAGAAGCCCTGGATGACCTGAAAGAAAAGTTCAAAGAGACAAAAGAAGAGATCCGTGCGGGACTGGAAGAAAAGATCAACCTGTTTGATGTGTTTGACGGCGGCGATGACCTTTCTGTGGATACGATGGCCACAAATATGGAATCTCAGCTGGAAGGCATCCAGAAGTATAAAGAAAACCTGGAAAAACTGAAAAGCGTTGTTGGTGATACGATCGCACCGGAATTTATGCAGTACATCGAAGATATGGGGCTGGAAGGTGCAAACCTGGTCAAAAACCTTGCTGATTCCATGGACAGCGAAGATGCGAAAGCAAAGCTGAAGAAGGCATCCGATGATTATATGTCCTATCTGGATGAATCTGATGCAATCGCAAAGGCGGGTGCAGCAAATAAAATGGCATTGAGTGCGGCACTTGGTGAGCTTGGTTCCACAAAGGCGGATTTTTCAGAGCTGAAAAAATCCGTAAAGGAAGCAGCAAATTCCACGGCAGCAGGATGGAGCGATCTGGCAGAAAGAACGAAGGAGTCTTTGAATGAGACGATTAAGACAGCTCGGGAATGCGGAATCCAGATTCCGGAAGGACTCGCAGATGGCATCAAATCAGGCACGGTATCTCCGGAGGAAGCGATAGCCCAGTTAAAAGGCGGCATCCAGGGACAGTTTGAATATTTTTCAAAACTGGCAAAACAGGCTGGCATTACAGTACCGGAGGGACTGAAAGAAGGTATTTCACAGGGCGGTGATGCGGCAGTACAGGCGATGCAGCAGTTATATGAAATGCTTGCCGGTACACAGCAGCAGGCAGAAAAAACATCACAGGAAGCCGGAAAGAAAAACACACAGGCGGTTGGAACCGGTGCACAGCAGGCATCCGGTGAAGTGAACCAGAAAGTGTCATCTGTTATGAGCCAGGCGACAACGACTGCGGGAAGTTACAGCGGATCGTTCCAGAATGTAGGCTATAATATGATGTCAGGTGTGGCAATCGGTATGAATTCCGGTTCCGGGCTGGTATATAACAAAGTGGAGCAGATCCTGAATGAAGCAAAGAACCGTGCAAACAAGACAACGGATTCACACAGCCCTTCAAGAGTGTGGCGTGATCAGGTTGGCCTGTATATGCCGCAGGGTGTTGCTGAGGGTATTACGAAAGGAAAACAGGACGTAACGGATGCTGTTGTAGACATGGCGGAGAGTGCCCTGACAGCGGCACAGGAAACATTGGAGATACATTCCCCATCGAAAAAATTCAGAAAAGCAGTAGGAAAAGAGATACCTGCAGGTGTGACACTGGGCATCAAAGATGGAACCGGGACGGCTAAAAAGAAAGCCAAAGAATTTGCCAGGGAAGTTTTTGAATCTGCCAGGGATCATTTAAACGATCTGCAGAAAAACAACGTCAATTCCATGAACACTACACTTGCGGATATTAACTGGTACTGGGACAAAATCCTGAAGAGGTCAAAAAAGAAAGGAAAAAAATACTATGCTGCCATGAAAAAGCTTGTAAAAGAAGAGAAAAAAGCATTAAAGCAGCAGCGTATTTCAGAAGGCCTGAGTGCACAGGAGTCGGCTCTGGATGCTTATAAAGTATACTATGGTGTATCATCAAAGGCAGAGATGCAGTACTGGGATGCTGCCAGAAAAAAATATGAAGAAGGTACAGACCAACGCTTAGAAGCAGATAAGAAATATTATGAAGCCAAAGCAGACTACACCGATAAGCTCAAGGAACTGGAAGATGATTACAAGGATAAGTGCAAGGAAACAAATGAAAAGCTGGAAGAAGACCTGAAGGAAATACAGGAGAAATATGATGAGACGCTTACGGAACGTAAAAAAGCGATCAAGGATGCATTTGGACTGTTTGATGAGTTTGTAAGTGAATCAGATGGACCGGATACGCTTCTTTTTAATCTTCAATCCCAGGTAAAAGGCTATCAGATGTGGGTGGATCAGCTGGCGGAGCTGGAAGGCAAGAGCATCCTTGGAGATGATTTTCTGACAGAACTTAGGGAGATGGGACCGGATGCCACGGCAACCATCGTAGCTTTGAACCGTATGACGGAAGAGCAGCTGAAACAGGCACAAAAGGCATACGCAGAAAAGAACCGGATTGTAGAGGAACAGGCAGCACGTGAGACAGAAAGCCTGAAACAAGAAACAGAGAAAAAACTGGAGGCAGCACGTGAAACAGCCGCGAAAGAACTGGAAAAGTATAAGACGGACTATATGGAAGCCTGTAAAAAACTTTCTGCCGATATGGATGATAATCTGGAGAAACTGGCTTCAAAAGCATACAAAGGCGGCGTCAATGCAGTTGCCGGACTGATCAAAGGGATTACGGATGCAGTAGCGGCAAAAGACACAGATACCGAATTAACACGCCTGGAAGCTACCTTTGCGGAAAGTAGCAGCTCATCGCCGAAAACGAAAAAAAATACGAAGGCATCAACCACTGCGGTTTCAGCAGCTTTCGAAAAAGCAAAATCCGGCACAGCAAAAGCAGCAGAATATCTCGGAATTAAAAATACTGCGGAACAATTACAAAACCTTATTAAAGCTACAGCAAAGAATATGAATTTAAATACCTCTTCTGCATCCGTACATACATTACGGTCAAACAACGTTGCAAAAGCAAAATCCATAGACAGTGAGATACTGAAAAATACAGAACGGGCACTTGCTGAAATACAAAAAGAGGTAAAAAGCATAAAAAACATGGGGATCTATTTGGACGGTGACTTGCTGGCAGGCAGGCTTGCGGATCGAATCGGATCAGAACTTGCAAACATTGCATTCAATACAAGGTAGGAGGAGAACATGAAGATCAATGGGAAAACAGTAGCAGAGGAATATGATCTGGAACAGTGGAACGTTGAAATGAGTTATGGAGAGGTTACAAATGAAAGCAGCTGGGAACCTGGCTGTCCGGTGCCAATTCTGCTGGAAAGTGAATTTGGTATGAAAAAGATCAAATTGTCCATGCTTGCAAAAGGGAGCGGTCGTGGTCTGATCTGGGAAAAATGCGAAAAGATTATCGCAGAACTTGCAAAGCCTGCAGTCTTGGAACTGGAAGGCTTTAACCATAAATATAAGGTGGTTCTTACAAATGCCCAGCAGGTAGAGAGCAGCATCAAACGTTTCCATAAGGCAGTTCTGGAATTGATAGGCTATGAATTTGGGGAGCGTCGAACCGTTACGATAAAACCTGGACAGAACCTGTGGCTGGAGAATAATGGGACGGTCTATGCACCACTGAAGATCACAGTGAACCAGAACAGGCAGTATGAACCAAAGAATACCATTTATCTGTATTACGAAGATGATGAGATCACGGGAACATCCAATTCTGTGCCGGTTGGAAGCTTTTTGTTTGAGGGAAAAACGGAACGCCTGATGTTTGATGCATCAAATGGGAAAACGGAGGAAAAGAAGGTGAACGAAGAAAAGACAACAGCTGGAGGACTGCAAAAGATAGAAATCTTTGATATTCCACGAATCAAACCGGGAGGTATGTATTTTGCATGCGAACAGTCAGGAGGAAGTGCAGATACAACAGTAACCATAGAGTATGAGGAACGTTATATCTAGGAAGGAGAGCCATGGATACAAAAACAATTATCAAAATTATTTCTGCTTCCAGAACAAAAGAATATTACATCACACAGCGAAAAGATTTCAAGATTGAAACGATACTGGACAGTGCAGATGCATCGGTAGCGTTTTCTGTTCCTGATCAGGTGTATCCCATCACATGTGAAAGTTATGTAGTAGTGGAGCATCAGGAGTATATTGTCAAGGAAATTTCACCGGTTAAAAATGGATATCGTGATGTGAAAGCAATCCTGAATCTGGAAGATCTGGAAGGAAAGCTGTTTTCGACATATGAAAAGAAAGCGACCGCAGAAGCACATTTAGAGGAAGCACTGAAAGATACCGGCTGGAAGCTCCGGTGTCAGTTGGATGATAATACCGAATTGACGGTCGAAGATGAAAATACCACGGCAAAAGCGATCATTGATCAAGTGCGTGAGATTTTTGGAATCGAGGTCCGGTATGACACACAGAGTAAAGTATTGTATGCTGCCAGACAGATCGGGGACGATGAAGGAGTTGTATTCCTGAAAGGAGTCAATCTCCTGAGGACGGAGATTAAACGTGACACTTATAATTACTGCACAAGACTGTATCCGATCGGGAAAGATGGTCTGACTATCGAAAGTGTGAACAGCGGAAAGAAATACATTGATGCCGCAGGTGCAGAGAAAGTGGTCGCCCAGTACTGGGAAGATACTGCATATGAGACGGCAGAAGAGCTTATTACTGCAGCGAGATATAAGCTGGCAGAAATGGCACAGACTGCAGTTACCGTGACGGTTAAAATCGTTGATCTTGCCGGTAAGAACAAAAATAAATATGCAATGTATGCGTTCGAGGTCGGAGATACAGTAAGTGTTGTGGATGTCAAAGAAAACGGAAAATATCGGGTAACAAAGAAAACAATATATCCGGATCAGCAGCATAAGAACACGGTACAGCTGTCAAACCGCAACAAAAGCTTTGCGGACTACGCAAAACAGCTGAAAGCGAAGTCCTACGAAACGGATAAGATCATCATAAAGTTCAACCGTAATCTGGAAAAAGTCCAGGCAGAAATCAAAGATATGAAAGAAAACCCACAGAAGAATGTGGAAGGAAATGCAGGGACATCAACGAAGCTGCAGACAGGGAGAAAGATAGAAGGAATGCTTTTTGACGGAACAAAAGACATTAGTCATTATGCGACCTGCTATACTTCGGCATCAACAGCGGCAAAAACGGTCAGCCTGTCAGGCTTCAGTCTGGTTACAGGTGCAAGAGTCTGTGTTTGCTTCAATTATGGCAATACTGCAGCGAATCCAACGCTGAATGTAAATAATACAGGTGCGAAAGCGATCTATTACCGGAACGGAAATATTTCGGCAGAGCTGATCACATCGTATACCGTGTTAGAGTTGGTATATACCGGATCTTACTGGTACGTGATCGGTGTGATCGACAGAGCGACAGCGTTATCAACAACAGCAGTAACTCCATCAGCAACAGGAAGCTGGTACTATTCTTCAGCAATCAGTTCCCTGGCGAATTATGATGAAATCCGTGTATGGCTGGAAATTGCCGATGGTGAAAAAGGCTGGATCACACTGACCAGAAAAGATGCGGCAGAGACAGTGCGTACACTGTATCTTACAGCATCCTATAATGCACGCGTTCAGCTGAAATGGGATACAACAAACAATAAAGTGGGTGTATATGTCCGCAATATTGGATCTGGATGGACAGCAAACAAGGTAAGCGTGAAACGAATCGAAGGGGTGAGATAATGTTAAAAGCAGTATTTTCAAGATTCGGTGAAGAGATTGAGCTGACAGATGAATTATGGCAGTATGATTTCGGTCAGAAGATTCAGGTCACGGGCATCGAATTGCCGGATGTCTGCGAAGTGCATTTCCAGTATGATAACCTGACCGAGACAAAAACAGTAACAGGGTATAAACAGGAAGATGCACTGATCATCGATATACCGAATGAAGCACTGACAAGCAGGGGAATCATCAAACTGTATATCTATCTGGTCAGCTCAGAAGAAGGCAGAACAGTAAATGTTGCGATCATGCATGTGAACAGACGAATGAAACCAGAAGGATTTGAAGTTCCGGAAGATATTGACCTGTTCCACCACACACTGCTGGCAGCAAATGAGTATATGCAGCAAACTAAGAATGCGAAAAAGTCTGCTGAGACAGCAGCAGATCAGGCGGAGAGTGCCAGGAAATCAGCAGAGACAAGTGCCGATGAAGCAAAAACAGCAAAAGAAAATGCAGAAACAGCTGTAAAAAACGCAGAAGCATTCAAAACAGAAGCCGAAACTGCCAGATCAGAAGCAGTCCGGGCAGCAACGGAATCCACAGATGCTAAGGAATCAGCAGAAAAGTCCAGAGCCGCAGCAGAAAAAGCAAAGCAGGATGCAGAAGCAGCGAAAGCGGCAGCAGATGCAGATAAGGAAGCGGCTGAGGCCGCCCAGGCAAAAGCAGAGGCTGCACAGAAAGCTGCGGAAAATGCAGAGACAGAAGCAAAGAAAGCCCAGACAGCCACGGAAACAGCCAAGAGGGAAACAGAAACCGCAAAGAACGATGCAGTACAGGCAAAAGAAGCCGCTGAGAAAGCAAAGAGCGGAACGGCAGCAGATAGGGAAGTTACAGAAGCGGCATCAAAAGCGGCACAGGTGAGTGCAGTTTCAGCGGAAAAGTCGGCAGAAAGAGCCGAGACAGCGAAAGAAGAAATCCAGGAATCAGCGGATCAGATCCAGAAGAATGCAATAGAAATTGATTCGCTAAAGGAAAATAAAATTACAAAACCAGCCGAAGCCCCAACTATTGGCAAAATTATTCGGGTAAAATCAGTCAACGAAGACGGCACATTCGTCTGCGAATGGGCTGACAGTGCAAGTGAATTGGATGTGCGGATTGATGGAAAGAGTATCGTACAGGATGGAGTTGCGGAGATTCCGAAAGCAGATACTAATACGCATAATTTGGGGTTAATACGTGTGAATGCGGGAAATGGGTTTGCTGTTTCCGCGGATGGAACTTTGAACATAATTGAATGTACGGATGATTCGCTGAAAAAACGTTATGCAAGAATTGTTAGTGGTAATGTTATTGACTACGCTGTAAAAGCCGCCATGTGCGATGGAAAAGGTACAGCATGGACAGCAGATGAACAGACGGCTGCTAGAGAGAGGATGGGGGCTTGGACGGGAGACTGGCAAATAATCATGGATGAGACTTTAGCAGAACTAACACAAGAAGTCTCGTTTGAAGTCCCAGATGATACAAAAGAAATGATTTGCTATTTTAAAAGCGGAGCAGCACCTAAGGCTGATCAGGTATATTTACGTACAAGCAACAACGGCAGCAGTATCGCTGAAAGTTTCGCTTCATTTGGCGGATCATTATCTAATAATACGATTTCTATTGGTTGCCAAAAGATACAGTTCCTTAATTCACAATACGGCTTAATCGAATATAGCTATTTGTCGCATTCAACCCCATCGTCAGCAGATTATGCTCAACGAGCGGGAAAACCATCCTTATTAAGGATTGACAGCAAGCGTTTTGCCTTTCATTCGGTCAATATAAATGGTGGATATCCAGTAGAAACTCGATTGTTAGTGCTTGTTAGGAGGTAACGATGAAAGTATCAGAATACAAACAAACAGGAATCCGTACAGAATCCTACACCGTAACCGTTCCAGCAGAGTATGATGATGAAGGCAAACTCATCACTGAGGAGCATGAGGAAACCCGCACCCGTGAAGTACCGGTCATGGGAATGGTCTACAGAGATATGACACCAGAGGAAATTGCCGAAGCAGAACGATTACAGGCAAATATACCGGAACCAGAACCAACACCAGAGGAACGACTGAACACATTGGAAACCACAACAGACGACATCGTACTGATGATGGCGGATTTAATAGGAGGAAAAAACTAATATGAAGACATTAAGCACATTGAAATTAAAAATCATGGTAAGAGCATTCCACATCAGAATTAAGAACGGAGAAGTATTCGAGGACATTGCAGCGGATTATCCAGCATTGACAACAGATGATCTGGAAGCGATTCGAGAAGCACTGAATATGAATTAATTAACTAGAGAGGGCTACGGTAAACTACCATGCCACTCGTAACACAGTCTGCAGCTGCTTGCAAATGGAGATGGAGATGACTGCAAATATGAATATTAATCGAGGAAGTATCATCAGAGCAGGACCGTAGAGGTCCATTTTTATTGCAATTTTTGAAACCGTAAACGAAAAAGAAGCCTTGTGTTGAGCGATACCAATGCCCACAAGACTTCTTAGATTGTTTCTTGGTTAGATACATATTAACACATCTGACCAAGAAAGGAAAGACTGACGAGGATGAAAAAAGAAATGTTATGCACGATTACAGGAGCAGTCGGTGGGACGATTGCTTATTTTTTTGGAGGCTGGGATCAGGCTCTTGTAACTTTAATCATTTTCATGGCAATTGACTACATATCCGGTCTGATTGTTGCCGGTGTGTTCCACAACAGCAAGAAAACGTCAACAGGGACATTGGAAAGTCGGACAGGCTGGAAAGGTCTGTGCAGGAAATGCATGACGCTGCTGTTTGTTCTGGTGGCGTACCGGCTGGATCTGGCAATCGGTGTGGATTACATCCGTGATGCGGTGATCATCGGGTTTATTGCCAACGAACTGATCAGCATCGTAGAGAATGCCGGACTGATGGGCATACCGCTGCCGGAAGTGATCGCCAATGCGATCGACATACTGACACAGAAAGCAGAGAAAAAAGGGGACGCATGAGCGTCCTCTGAGAAAGGCGGTAGAGACTATGAACAAGATTAACCGAATGATTTCAAATTACAATTATAATCCCGGCAATATTTCCAGGATCAAATATATTGTGATCCATTATGTCGGAGCATTGGGCGGAGCACAGGAAAATTGTGCATACTATGGTGGTGGTAACCGCGGGGCATCTGCACACTATTTTGTCGGTTTCGCCGGCGAAATCTGGCAGTGTGTGGAAGATCAGAATATTGCCTGGCATTGTGGGGCGAGCAGCTATAAGCATCCAGAATGCAGAAATGCCAACAGTATCGGAATCGAGATGTGCGTGCGAAAGAAGAACGCGGCGAGTCTTGGGGCAACCGACAAGGACTGGTACTTCGAAGAGACAACAGTACAGTCTGCTATTGAGCTGACCAGATACCTGATGAAGAAATATAACATCCCTGCAGATCATGTGATACGTCATTATGATGTGACTGGAAAGATTTGCCCGAATCCGTATGTATACAATACAGGTACGTACACTTGGGATGCGTTTAAGAAAGCTATTTCCGGACAGAATGGTGACATTCTTCCGGCAAGCACGAAACCATGGTACCGTGTCCGCAAGACCTGGAAGAACGCCAGCAGCCAGATTGGGGCATTTAAAACAATGAAGAAAGCCAAGCAGTGTGCAGATCAGCATGCCGGTTATCATGTCTACAATGATACCGGAAGGAAAGTATACACATCAAGTAAGATCCCATACAAGGTACAGCCCAAAAACAACAACGTTCCAATCAGGACAGGACCGGCGAAAACTTACAGCCGTGTGAAGAAGATCCAGACTGGAACATATGTAATCGCCGAGGAAAAGAACGGATTCGGCAGACTGAAAAACGGCTCAGGATGGGTGTATCTGAAGAAAGTGGAGAGGGTATAAAACGCACCTCTGCTATGCGAAGCAGAGGTGCAGCATATTATACCAGTCATTGTCGTTTCATACTTAAATACAACATTTGTACGTTGTTTCAAAAAGGGCACCATGGATGGAACAGAGTACATCGGATTCTGTTCAAAAGAATATCTGGAAAAATAAAAAAGAAGTGGAGAAAACATGAAGAACGAGACATACGAAGAATTTGTTGAAAAATTCAAACCTAAAAAGACAACAGATGACTGCTATACTCCGCCGGAAATATACGAATTGATAAAGGACTGGGCGTGTAAAAAATATGGGATAAAACCAGATAAAATCATACGCCCATTCTGGCCAGGGGGGGATTATCAGAGCATAGAATATCCAGAAGAATGTGTCGTGCTGGATAACCCACCATTTTCAATACTGGCCAAAATATGCGACTTTTATTTGGCGAGAGACATACAGTTCTTTCTGTTTGCACCATCATTGACATGCTTCGGCAGCAAGAACAGCTGGAACAAGACAAACCACATAGTATGCGACTGCAGTATAGAGTACGAAAACGGTGCAGTAGTGAAAACGTCATTTATAACAAATTACGAGACAGACATCGTGGCACAGACAGCACCTGATCTGACAAAGCTGGTAAATGATAAAGTAACAGAACTAAGAAGAAAAAAGAAGAAGCAGTTGCCTAAATACAGCTATCCAGACCATCTGCTAACAGCAGCGATGTTGCAAAAGATGTCACATTACGGCGTAGATTTTAAGGTGCACCGTAGGGACTGCGTAATGGTCAGAAGGCTGGATGCACAGAAAGCAACGGGCAAAGCTATATTCGGAGCTGGGTTACTGTTATCAGAGAAGGCAGCAGCAGAGAAGGCAGCAGCAGAGAAGGCAGCAGCAGAGAAGGCAGCAGCAGAGAAGGCAGCAGCAACGATGTATAGCTTGTCAGAAAGAGAAGTTGCAATCGTTCAGAAACTTGGAACAGAAGAAAAAAACAAAGAGTAAGAAAGAGGGCAGCGGTCAAAAGATCGCTGCCTTTTGTGCATTATGCCTCCGGAAGTGCATGGATCAGAGCCGGATCAGCACGCCGGTTATCATGTCTACAATGATGCTGGAAAGAAAGTTTATGCATCTGTCAAACTGCCATACAAGGTACAGCCAAAAAGCAGCAACGTCCCGATTAGGACAGGACCGGCGAAAACTTACAGCCGTGTGAAAAAGCTCCAGCCAGGAACGTACGTGATCACCGAGGAAAAGAACGGATTCGGCAAGCTGAAAAGCGGTGCCGGATGGGTTTATCTCAGGAAAGTAGAAAGAGCATAACGACAAAAAGGCCAGAGAGCTGGCCTTTTTTG